TTCGTTAGCATCAGCGAATATAAAAATTGATTCTTCTTTCTATGAAAGAAAAGATAAATTCAATGATGTAGTTGCTTTAGTAAATATTTTTGAAGATGTTATCGGAATAATAGGCTCATCTTTTGAATTCCATAACGGAACAACTGGAAATTATCCAATTCAATTTACCACTTCTGGTGGGTTTGGCGTAACAGGATTTACTGGCATTAGTGGATCAACTTTTGATAATAATATGTTCTCTGTAATAGGAAGAAAAGAAAGAGCAAGACTATACGGAGGAGAAACTGCAAATATTCGAATTCTAATGCTTTCAGATGCCGCAGGATGTTTAGCAAGAACCGATAGTAGTTTTTTCCCATGGTACGCTCCAGCAGGAACAATAAGAGGAGTCGTAAACACAATTTCCAAGCTTTCTCCATCAATTGATGATACAGATATTACAAACCTACAAGATCAATTTGTAAATGGATTCAATAATGTTCTAGGTATTGATGGTATTTTCTTGCTAGGTGACAAGACTTGTGAACTTACAACTGAAAACAAGAAGCAGATTGGTGTCACACGACTTATAAACTACATCAATAGAGCAATTAAACCAATAGTTGCTGAAGCATTATTTGAACTTAATGATGCTGAAACCAGATCAAAAATTGTGGCTGCGTTGACATCTGTTATGGAATTTACTAAATCTGGCAGAGGAGTTTCCTCATACGCAATCGTTTGCGATGAAACAAATAATACAACTGCTATTGTTGATTCTAGACAAATTGTTGTAGATTTATCGTTCAAGCCTGTATTCTCAGTAAATCAGGTGTCGTTCAGATTTGTAATTAATCAATCTTAATGAATGATTTAACATTTAATTTTGAAGTAATAGAAAGTAAAAAAGACATAGACATTGGAATATTGATCTATGATTCAACATATATTAATTTTCTAAAACTTCAGAACGAAAAATATTATAAAATAGATTCTCAAACAAAATTAACAAATTTAATTAAAAATGGGGATTACGGTGCCATATCGACAAATCCTAGTATTGATATTTTTGAAGATTTTTTGGATTTAGTAACTACTACTACTGGTTCTTTTACGCAAGCATATCAAAATGCAAGAAAAGTAAATTTTTATAATACATTTTTACTTGATACTTCTCATTATAATTACAATATTATTCTTATAAATTGTGTTACAGATGAAATATCAGCATTAAAAAAAGCAGTTAATGAAAATAAAATAAAAGCATTTTCATACGATCCTCTATACACAGCAATTAGCAATAATGTAAAGACATTTTTTAAAGAAAAACGTGTACCTATTATTTTTAATTGTTTAAATTCTTCTGGATTCTTAATAGAAGAACCATATGTAATTTCTAATAATATTAGAAGTTCTATATTAATATCAGACTTCAAATTAAGAAATTTTAACGATAATGATCTGCAAGTTTTAACTTATTCCATAGGTGGAATGAAGAAAAAATTTCCATTTTATCGTGCGGATGGGATTGCAGATAGTGATAAAAAATTAGTTCCAGTGCCTTTAATGTCTGATGCTATGGGATGTTTTAGTAGAAGTTTAGCATCTATTCCTTGGCTTCCTCCAGCGGGTTTTGTTAGAGGTAAAATATTAAATCAAGATTTTGAAACAATCGAAGACGTATCTACTTCTCAATTTCAGAGAGAAGAAATTGTACCTCAAACTCCAGCTGAATTTAACCTAGAACCGATTTATGATAAGGGTATAAATATACCTCTTCAATTAATAGGAAACGATAATCTAAAGGCTTTTTATATTAATAGCGATCTGTCTGGATATACAGGAAACGCTTATCCTTTAAAGCAATCTATTTCGTATTCTAATTTAATTTTTAATGTTGTTTATAATATACAATATGCTTTAAATACTACTTTATTTGAATTTAACGACGAACCTACAAGAATTTTAGTAAAAACTAAAATAGAACAATATCTTCAATTTGTTAAAGGCAGTTTTGGTATTGATGATTATACTGTAATTTGCGACGATTCAAATAATACTGAAATTGATTATGTTAATAGAAAAATAAATGTTGATGTAGCAATAAAGCCATCACAAAGTATAAATTTTGTGGAATTAAGCTTTACTACATAACATATGGCATCGATTACGAATTTCATTTCAAATTTCAAAGGCGGAACTAGAAGAAATAGATTTTTAGTAACCGCACAATGGCCAACTGGTGTTGTTAACAACGTAGCAACTTATCACATTTTATCTGCTTCTATGCCACCGTCTGCGTTGGGAAGAATTTCAATTCCCCATAGAGGCAGACTAGTACATTATGCTGGTGATAGAGAATATGCAGATTGGGATATTGCCATTCTTGATGATACAAATAAAACTTTATGGGGATCGTTTCAGCAGTGGCATAAAAAATTAAATGAGCATGCTGCTAATACCCATTCATCTTCATCAGATGCATTTAGAGATTTGAAAACTGATTGGGTTATAAAACATCTAGACGCTAATGGAAATGCATTAAAGCAAATGACTCTTAAGGGATGCTTTCCAAATATTGTTGGTGGTATTGAATTTGATATGAATTCACAGATATACAATACATTTTCTGTAAAATTATCATACGATTATTTTATTGGTTAATCGGAGAAATAAATGGCACAAACAATAGAAAATTTCAAAACAAACTTTTCTGGTGGTACTAGAAAAAATAGATTTAGAGTTACTGGTAACTTTCCTTATGGAGGTGGATTTAATATCTTTCAGGTATTGACTGCTTCTTTACCACAAAATAATCTTTATGTTGTCGAATATGATTATAGAGGAAGAAAATTAAAATTACCAGGAGATAGAACATATGGCGATCAAGGAAATAGTCTTTGGGTAGTGGATATTCTTGATGATGTAAATGCAAACGAATCTCAATTGTGGAGTAAATTCCATGATTGGAGCAATACAATCAATGATCATTTAAATAATGAAGGAACTCAAACAAATCCTTCAAGCTATAAAGCCAACGGTTGGGTTGTAGATCAATTAGATTTAAATTGCACTAATGTAATTAAGACTGTTAAATTATATGGTTGCTGGCCTTTACTTGTAGATAAAATCGACCTAGATATGAGAGTGCCGAATCAATATGTGACATTTAGAGTGATATTTTCTTTTGATTATCTTGAACAATAATATGGAGATTTGAAATGGATTTGAAACTTTTTGGGTTTAGATTAATAAAAGACACTAAGGAAGATCAAGCAAATCTTCAAAATTTCACACCACCAGAGGAATTTGATGGAGCATATACCCTTGAAGGTTCTGGAGTCTATGGAACATTTATTGATTTCATGGGTTCTGCCAAGGATGAGCAGGCTACTATTTCTCAGTATAGAGCAATGGCATTGTATCCTGAAGTAGATACGGCTATCGATGAAATCACTAATGAAGCAATAGTTTTAGGTGCGGATAGAAAACCAGTAAAATTAGACTTATCAAAGATTAATTTTTCTGAGAATATAAAAAGCAGAATATACTCAGAGTTTGATTCAATTCTTCAGCTTCTTGATTTTCAAGATAAATCATACGAAATATTCCGTAGATGGTATATCGATTCAAAGCTTTATTTTTATATTTCAATTGACATGGACGATCCATCGTCTGGTATTAAACAATTGATTCCGCTTGATTCTACAAAAATTAAGAAAGTTCGAAAAGTAAAATCAAATCCAGCAAAACAAAATGGTGAGTCTTTATCAATTATTCAAGATGTAGACGAGTTCTATGTTTATTCAAATAACGATAAAAACTCTATAATCGGAACTGGTGCTGGTGGACTTAAAATCTCTCCAGATTCAATCTGCTATGTTCATTCCGGAATGGTAGATATGAACTCAAAGAGAGTTCTAGGATTCCTCCACAAGGCAATCAGACCACTGAACATGCTACGACAGGTAGAAGATGCCATTGTCGTATATCGCATTTACCGCGCCCCAGAGCGTAGGATCTTCTATGTGGATGTAGGTAATCTACCAAAGCAAAAAGCCGAACAGTATGTTCGTGAGCTTATGAATAAGTATCGTAATCGAATGATTTATAATCAGACAACTGGTGAAATCAAAGACGATAGAAATCAAATGGCCATGCTTGAAGACTTCTGGCTCCCAAGAAGAGAAGGGGGTAGAGGCACAGAAATTACTACCCTAGATGGGGGACAAAATCTCGGTGAGCTAACCGATGTTGAATATTTCAAGAAAAAACTATATTTTGCATTGAATATTCCTCCTTCAAGGCTAGTTGGAGAAAATGGCTTTAATCTCGGAAGATCGGCTGATATCACGCGAGATGAAGTAAAATTTTATAAATTTATTGAAAGATTGCGTTATAAGTTCTCTGGAATGTTCTCTCAATTACTTAGAATTCAGCTAATTTTAAAGGGAGTAATTACTGAGGATGATTGGAATCTAATTTATCCTCATATTAATTTTGCATTTAATCGTGATTCGTATTTTAATGATTTAAAGGATGCTGAAATATTATCTGCTAGAATGGAATTGGCTACTCAAATGGAACCATTAATTGGAAGATATTATTCAACTAATTATATTCGTAAAAATATACTAAAACAAACAGAAGAAGAAATGGAAGTAATTGATAGAGAAATGGCCGTTGATATAGCAAAACAAAAACAAGAACAGTTGGAGCAAATGCAAATGGAACAACAGGCTCAAGCTCAACAATAAAATTTTCTAAATATAAAGGAAAAAAATATGAAAAGTAAAAAAATAATTCATTCAATACTATCCGAAAACGCAATCGACGCTAAGAAGCTAATTCATGACGATTTAACAGTCAAGCTAGGCGAAAGATTAGCGGAAGAATATGTTCGCATTGCCAAGGCTTCTTTCAACGAAGAAGATGATTACGGTCCAGCCGCTGAAGACGGTGAAGACGGTGAAGAAGGCGAAGAAGAAGGCGAAGAAGAAATGATGGAAGCTTCAGATACAGAACTAGCTGCCATGTATCCTCCAAATGACAAGATTACTCGCGGAGATATAATTGCAGCTGCACAGAAAAAGGGCAAAAAAAGGTAAGAAATAATGAAGTTAATTACAGAAACGACTGAAGATATCAAATTTCTCACAGAGAAAGCTGATAGCGGTGAAAAGCAATATTTCATCGAAGGTATTTTCATGCAGGCTGAAAAGCAAAACAAGAATGGAAGAATATATCCTAAAAATATTCTTGTTAATGAAGCCCGTCGTTATGTAACTGAGTATGTCCAGAAGAATCGTGCTCTCGGTGAATTAAATCACCCATCCGGTCCTTCCGTAAATCTTGACCGCGTATCTCATAGAGTTACTTGGTTGAACGAAAGTGGCAATGATATCTACGGAAAAGCAAAAGTTCTTGACACTCCATGCGGACAGATTGTAAAAAATCTAATGAATGAAGGAGTCAAGCTAGGAGTTTCTACCCGTGGCATGGGTTCATTACAAAAGAAGGGTAATGTTAACTATGTCAAAGAAGATTTCATGCTTGCTGCAATTGATATCGTTGCGGATCCATCAGCTCCAAATGCTTTCGTAGATGGCATCATGGAAGGAAAAGAATGGGTCTGGGACAATGGTATTCTAAAAGAACAAGACATTGCCGGATATCACAGAAGAATTTCAGGTGCTTCAAAGAGAAAACTTCAAGAAGAATCAATTAAGGTATTTGCTGATTTCTTAAGAAAAATCAAATGAAAAGATTAAATTCAAAAGAATTAAGATTATTAAACGAGTGTGCTTATCACACTATGTGTAACGATCAATTGGATGAAAATATTCTTGGAGCTATTGGTAAAGGAATAGTACAAGCCGCAAGTCGTGCGGGTAGTTTTGCTGCAAGAACAACTAGTGCAGTTGGTCGTTCGGGATTAAAAAAATCCGCAATTTCTACAGTTGGTAGAGCCGGAAAAGGAATCAGAGAATTAGGCCAAAATGTAGCAGATAAAATATCTGATATTAGAACAGGAACTACAACTGCATCTAGTACTAGAGCAGCCCAAAGAGCAGCTTCTGCTCCTGGTGCAGCGCAAAGAGCAGCAGCACAAACAAAAGCACTTGCAGACAGAGAATCCCTAATTCAAGACGCATTAAATGCATCAAGAAATACACCAATGTCGGCAAGTGATGCAGCAAGAAGGATAAGTGCAGAAAGAGCACTAGCCGCTGGTAAATTAGACGATGCTGAAATGGCTTTAGGTCTAAGACAACCAACTGCCGCAAGTAAAGGTGCTATTACAGGTAAAGATGTTTTAGCTGCTGGGACTGGAGCATTAGTATCAAATCAACTACAAAGTAAAGGATTTTTTAGTAGTAATTTGCAAGGGTTGGCACAAGATGCAGAAGCAACGCTAGCTGATAATATTTTTGGAGATGCTAGACAAACAATAAGAGGCTCTTCTAGAGCAATTTCAAAATCAATAGGAAGACCATCTAGATAATTTTTACATTAAATTAAATGATTAATATATAAAACGGAGATAATAATGTTACCACAAAATACACAATCGGACGAACAAGATATTTTAGGCGGAGGAGCTTTTGATACCACTGGACAAGGTGTTGTTTTAAACAAACCTGTTGGTGATTTCTATGCACAAAACGTCGCTTCTATTCAAACTCCTAAAATGGGAGCACCAGACCAAATGGCAGGTTCACCAATGGGAACTGAAGACGAAATGGATGACGAAGGCATGGAAGCAGAAACAGAAGAATCTTTGAAGGAGCATCTTGCTGCTTTATTTGCTAATTCAAATCTTTCAGAAGATTTTGTCGAAAGAACAAAGACAATCTTTGTTGCTGCCATAAATGAAAAATTAAACGAAAGATCAAATAGACTACATGAAGCATATCAAAAGCATTATTCAAATGCTCTTGCTGCTACTGTTGGCGAATTAACTGAAAAGGTTGATGATTATCTTACCTATGTTGTTGAAGAATGGGTAACAGAAAATCGCCTACAGGTTGAAAGAGGAGTTAAGGTTGAACTAGCCGAAAACTTCATCTTTGGTCTAAAGAAACTATTTGAAAGCAATTTCATTGATGTTCCAGATGAGAAGTATGACGTTCTTGACGAACTTTATACAGAACTTGATACTCAGAAAGAACAACTAAACAAGAGCATTCACGAAAATGTAAATCTTCGTAAGAAGCTTCTTGATACCGCTGCCGTAGCAGTTTTTGCAGAAGAAACTGCTGGTCTAGCTGCAACTCAAGTTGACAAGCTTGCCAGCCTAGCAGAGGGAGTCGAATTTGATAATACTGACGAATTCCGTAGAAAACTCAGAGTTATTAAAGAAAGCTTCTTTACTCGTCCAGCCGTAGCACAACAACAAGCACAACCAAGAATTCAACCAGCCAATCGCACTATTGATATTCTTGAGACATCAACAGTACCAGAAACACTAACGGAAAGTACTGTTAATGTCTACGCAAATGCGATTAGTAGACATCTTAAGCACAGATAATTTATAAATAAAAATACACAGGAGATACAATGTTCGAAGAAACTACACCATACGATATTTTAACTGAGAAGTGGGAACCCGTTCTCAATCACAACGCTCTTCCCGCTATCGAAGATACTTACAAGGCAAAGGTTACCGCAGTTCTTCTTGAAAATCAAGAGTCTGCAATGCGTCAGCAAAGACTAGTTGAAGACAACACCCTCGGTGGACCAATCAGCAACGTCTTTGGTAATGCCAGCTCAACTAACATCGCTGGTTACGATCCAATCCTAATCAGCCTCGTTCGTCGCGCAATGCCCAACCTCATTGCTTACGACATCTGCGGCGTTCAGCCCATGACCGCTCCAACTGGACTCATCTTCGCAATGCGTCCCAAGTACGACCCACGGGCAGGTCCTCGCAAGGAAGCAATGTTCCAGGAACCCTTCGTACCATTCGGTGGTTCAGGTGGTACTGCTGGTGGTACTTTATATACTGGTTACTTCGGTGGTTCAGCAGATTACGGTCTAACCCTATTCGGTGGTACTACTGGTTCAACCAGAGGTGAATTCTATGGTGACAACTTCAAGGCCATGCTTGTTGGTGACGCTGAAAACCTCGGCGGAACAAACGGTAAGCCTTTCCAGGAAATGGCATTCACCATCGACAAGGTTGCTGTTCAGGCTAAGACCCGTGCTCTAAAGGCTGATTACACCACTGAGCTTGCTCAGGACCTAAAGGCCGTCCACGGACTTGATGCTGAAACCGAACTCGCCAACATCCTCAGCACTGAAATTCTTGCTGAAATCAACCGCGAAGTCGTTCGTGGCATCTATTCAGTTGCCAAGCTCGGCTCAAAGCAGACTGACCTAAACTCCAACACCTTCGGTGGTGGCGTATACGACCTCCTAGTTGACTCTGATGGTCGTTGGTCAGCCGAACGCTTCCGTGGCCTCATGTTCCAGATCGAACGCGAAGCTAATGTCATCGCCAAGGAAACCCGTCGTGGTAAGGGCAACTTCATCATCTGCTCATCAGATGTTGCTTCAGCTCTCGCCATGGGTGGCTTCCTCAACATCAGCCCCGCTCTAAACCAGCAGCTTGAAGTTGATGACACTGGAAACACCTTCGCTGGTGTACTAAACGGCAAGATGCGCGTTTACATCGATCCATACGTTCAGACTGGCGTAGACTTTGTTTGCGTAGGATACCGTGGTTCAAGCCCATACGATGCTGGCTTGTTCTACTGCCCCTACGTTCCACTCCAGATGGTTCGTGCAGTCGATCCTGATACCTTCCAGCCCAAGATTGGATTCAAGACCCGCTACGGCATGGTTGCTAATCCATTCGTCCTCAAGGCTGATGGTACTCCAGACGGAGAAACCATGACCGCTAACCTCAACCAGTACTACCGCATCTTCCGCGTACTAAACCTACACGGTAACTCAGCCTAATACTGATTGACAAGTTAAATTCGGAGACAGGAGCCAGAAATGGCTCCTGTTTTCTTTTCTACATACTTTATGTCCAACACAACAATTAATACACTTGGAATTAATTATTTTCACTTTGAACTTCAAAGGATTCCAACTGTAGTTTACAATTGTACTGAAGCAACTTTACCAAATTTTAGTATGGCTGCTGTTGAGCAACCTACAACTTTAGGAATTCCAGTTAAAAGACCTATTGGAAAATATAATTTTGATGATCTAGTTATTTCTTTTATGGTAGATGAAAATTTAACAAATTGGCTTGAAATATACAGATGGATGCGAGAATTAGGAAATATAGACGATGATTGCACAAATAATACGTTAAATTTTAATTCATGGACAACTACAGCAATTTTATATTTAACTAAAGGCACTTATAAAGATAATAGAAAAGTAATATTTCATGAAGTTTTTCCAATAGGATTAGCTGGATTAAAATTTACAAGCTCTGCAAATTCTGCTTCACCGCAATATTCAAGCGCAAGATTTTCTTACACTTATTATAGATTTGACCCTGATCCAGGATCACCAACAACTTGATTTTATAGAATAATGTGTATAATTATATTATGAATTTTGATGAATTAAAACAACAAGTCCAAGAAGATCTGAAGATTGATTCCACCGAACTAGCAATAGAATCGGTTAATACTCCACAGATCCATAATAAGTATCTCATATTCCTCAAGAAGCACAAGGAAGCCCTAGCAGAGGACGAGAGAACGCTCCGCGTCATGCGGAAGTACAAGTGGCTGTATTATACAGGAAAGCTGTCTAAAGAGGAACTAGACCGTTTTAAGTGGGAGCCATTTGACCTAAATATTCTCAAGACCGATGTTGATCGGTTCATTGATGCGGATGATGATGTCATTCGTCTTGAAAGACAAATTACTGAAAAGAAAGAATTAGTGAGTTATTTGGATGGTGTCGTAAAGATCGTAGGAAACAGGCAATGGAATATACGATCAGCCATCGAATGGATCAAATTCAGTCATGGGCAGTGAAGAAGTAAAAATAGAAAAAATCGATGGTACATTCATCAAGATTCATTGCGAAAATTCAGTAGCAAAAGAGATATCCGATTACTTCACATTCAAGGTTCCTAACTCTCAATACTCACCAGCATTCAAGCGTAGAATCTGGGATGGTCAGATTCGTCTGTTCAATTACTTCACTCGTAAGATCTACACAGGTCTTAGAAACAAAGTAGTTCAGTTTTGTCTTGACAGAAATTACGAATGCAAGTTTGAAAATTTCAAGGAGGAGTTCTTTGAGGATTATAAGTCTTATCTTGATGACCTACATCTATACTCAGATTCTGGCGAAATCCAGCTCAGAGACTATCAGAGAAGGGCTGTGGAAATGGCTCTTGATCATAAGCGTAGTCTACTAATATCTCCAACAGGTAGCGGTAAGTCTCTGATCATCTACTGCATTCTTCGCTATCTTCTCAGCAAAAACAAAAGAGTTCTTATTCTAGTTCCTACCACAAGCCTGGTCCATCAGATGAGATCGGACTTCATTGAGTATGCTGGTAAGGAATGGAATGCCGAAAAGAATATTCACATAATTTACGCAGGCAAAGAGAAAGAAACTACAAAGCCAATAGTCATTTCTACTTGGCAAAGCGTATACGAATTACCAGAGAAAACATTTGCAGATTATGATGCTGTGATTGGTGATGAATGCCATCTATTCAAGGCAAAGTCATTAGTCAAACTGATGAATAAGCTCAGGAACTGTCACATTCGCGTTGGCACTACTGGTACATTAGATAATATCCAAGTACATAAGCTTGTACTTGAAGGTCTTTTTGGTCCACCGATTCGCGTCACAAGCACGAAGAATCTGATCGACAACAAAGTTCTTTCGCAGCTTGACATCAATTGCATTCAACTGAAATATGCAAAAGAAGAATGCGATTCAATGAAGCGCAAGACATATCAAGAAGAAATTGAGTATATTATTTCTCATGAAAGAAGAAACAAGGTTGCAGAAAAACTTTGTTCTTCACTGAAAGGAAATACTCTCGTTCTTTTTTCACAAGTGCAAAAGCACGGTCTTCCATTTTACGAATCTCTTCAGAAAAGATGCACAGACAAGAAAGTGTATTTCATTTCTGGAATGACTGATGTGGAAGACAGAGAACAGATTCGTAAGATTGTTGATAAGTCTACTGATTCGATTCTTGTTGCTTCTTATGGTACATGCAGCACTGGTATAAATATCAAGAACATACACAATATTGTATTTCTGCATCCTTCAAAATCAATAGTTCGCGTTTTACAGTCAATTGGTCGTGGTCTTCGAATGTCAGAAACAAAAGATCATGTGATGATTTACGATTTAGTTGATGATCTTCGTTATAAAAAATATCAGAATCACGCATTTAATCATTTCTTGGAACGAATTAAAATTTACGAAAACGAATCTTTCACATTCAAACTAGTCCCGCTAGATCTCTGAAAGGATAAATAGTCATATGGAAACTACTTGCAGATTGTTTAAGCTGAGGAGTGGTGAAGAAGTTCTTGGATTGCTATCCGGAGAAAATGATTCTACTATTAGCATTCTAAAACCAATGGTTATCAAAACTCATATTTCTCCAGATCCTCTTGGTGTGACTAGAGAAATAACAGTCCTTAGAAATTGGCTAGAATTTACTGATCAAGAATATATCGATCTTCCAAGAGATCATATTGCTTCCGTCTTAATGCCTTCAGAAAGCACAGTAGTTTTATATCAAAAATCTGTACGAACAGAAGAAAATTATAAAGAAAGTTTAAGACAAGCTGAAGAAAAGAAAAAAGAAATAATGCAAAATCCTGATAGCCTACAGGATATGTTCAAGTCATTGTTCGATGAAATTATTGAAATGGATTCTGAACCACCAATCAATAATCCAATAGCAAAACCACCTTCTCCAATGCCATTTCCTTTTATGAATCCAAACACAAATGTAGGAATGTTCTTTTCAATTCCTCCAGATATATTTCAAGAAATGATTGAAAATGGTCTTTTAGATTTTGATATGTTTGGTGCTTTAAAGGATGAAGATGAAGAAGATGATCTTTTGATTCCCGAAATGGAATTTCTCACCGATAAAGAAAAAGAAAAGATGAGAAGAAAGGGAATTAATTTGGAAGACTTCCCTGACGATCCTCGTAAGTATATGGATGATATATCTGAGGATACTAAAGAGTAACTATTTAGTTATAATTTTACTTGTTGATCGCCTACACAGCGAAGTGTATCCAGAAGTCTAGATTTTGTCAATTGATTTTTTCTTGAAACATGATATTATTTACGCATGAGCAAAAAGAAAAAAATAGAAGAATCGGATGACATCATAGAGCCAGAATTAGTACCCATAGTGGAGGAAGAAGAAAAATCCCATTATGTGGATAATAAAGAATTTTTGGCTGAAATGATAAAATGGAAAAAGAAGTACAATGCGGCTGAGGAGTCTGGCCGAAAGAAACCCCCAGTTTCAAATTACATAGCAGAATCCTTTTTAAAGATCGCAGAGCACCTTTCCTACAGACCAAACTTCATGAACTACCCCTATAGAGAAGAAATGGTGGGGGATGGAATCGAAAATTGTTTGATGTATGCTCATAATTTCGATCCAGAAAAATCAAAAAATCCCTTTTCTTATTTTACTCAAATCATATACTTTGCCTTCCTAAGACGCATCGAAAAGGAAAAGAAGCAGTCTTATATCAAGTATAAGATCATGGAAGACAATGCGGATGAGAGGTTTCATCGCTGGTTCAAAGAAAATTACTTTGCCAAGGATAGCTCGGCCAGTTTCAGAGAGATATTTAGTTTATCTGAAAATGATGTAAACAAGTTCGAAGATACTAAAGTAAAAAAGAAGAAAAAGAAGAAGAAAAAATAATTTTTGAATAATGGTGGTTAAGAAGTTTGTAGCAAGATTTTTCCATTTTGGTGCTGTATATGATATACATAGTTGTATGCCCTATAGCATCTACATTGTAGAAAATACCATAAATCATAAAAAATATATTGGTTATACCAGCCAATCACTAAAAAAACGATTTTCGCAACATGCAAGTTCTAAGAAGCCTATAGGAAATGCTATTAAAAAATACGGAAAATCTCATTTTACGATTTCATTAATAGAAATGTGTGATACAATGGATAGTGCTTTAGAACAAGAGAAAAAATGGATTTCCTATCACAAATCCTTCGAAGAAGGATATAATTGTTCTAGAGGAGGAGAATCTAGCCCAAAAGTAAGAAATAAAATGGCTCATTCTTCTACAGAATTTAAACATAAAGTTAGAAAAAATGCTATTAATCAACACTCAGATCCCTCTAAAAAAGAAACTCATATTCAAGGAATACGAAAATATTGGAATAACTTAACGGAAGACGAAAAAAATATTAGGCGAAAAATTGCAATAGAAAATGGAAAAAAAAGTACTAATGCTTGGAATAAAGGACGCAAATTTCCTGGGACTGGTATGACAGGAGATAAACACCCTATGTCAAAACATTATAGAGTGTGGTTTCCTGATGGAACAGAAACAACAATATATTGTTTATCTTCTTTTTGTAAGAAAAATTCATTAACTTATCGATGTGCTTGTGGTGTACTTGAAGGCAAACAAAAGCACCACAAGGGATTTAGATTTGCCAGATTGGAGAATCATTCATGAAAATTTGTATCATCAATGATACCCACTTTCGGAGCTAAAAACGATTCTCCTGTTCTTTTAGAACACTTTATTCAATTTTTTGAGAGGCAGTTCTTTCCATACTGCATAAAGCATAATATTGAACATATAATTCATCTGGGTGATTTCTTTGATCGTCGCAAATATATCAACTTCAATACTCTGAAGCAAGTTCGTACTAGGGTGATTGAGCCGATGGAAAAGATGGGCATGTCAATGCAAATCATCATCGGAAACCATGACACCTATTTTAGAAACACGAATAAAACGAACTCTCCACAAGAACTTCTTGAGAAGTATTTTCATATAGAAGTAGTGAACGAACCAAAAGATCTGCTTTATCCAGATGTGACGATTGGTGCAGTTCCCTGGATTTGCGAAGACAATCTTCCTCAGTGCTTGGACTATATCAAGAACTCAAAGGCTCATATTCTTATGGGCCATTTTGAGATCGTTGGATTTGAAGTACTTCGTGGGGTATATCACGAATCAGGACTTCAGCGAGAGATGTTCGATAGATTCGAAACTGTTATGTCAGGTCACTTTCACCTGAAGTCTCGCCATAAGAATATCGAATATCTTGGAACCCAGTATCAGATGGGTTTCACAGATGTAAACGAACGAAAAGGTTTCCATGTCTTTGATACCAAAACACGGGATCTTGAATTTGTTCAAAATACTCAAGAGCTTTTCCACAGAATCATTTACGATGACTCATTGCCAGAGCAGCTAGAGAATCTTGACTTCTCTCAGTTCCATGATAAGTATGTGAGACTGATCGTGCAGAGAAGAAACAAACCAGTATTCTACGAAAAGTTCATAACGAAATTGAACGAAGCAAAGCCATATGATGTAACAGTCGTAGATGAAGAAATCGAAATGAACTATTCGTCTATTGATATTGACATGAATATGGATACAATAACGATGATCTGCAAAGAGATAGATGATCTATCTGAGATCACGAACAAAGACGATATCAAGAATATCATCAAAGATCTGTACCACGAATCCCTTACTATAGATGATTAACTTCAAGAAAATCAGGTTCAAGAATTTCGGTTCCTTTGGCAACAACTTCTCGGAGATTGACTTTGAGAAGAGTGCTACGACTCTCGTTAGCGGGTCAAACGGGAACGGAAAGTCTTTTGCCTTTCTTGATGCAATCACTTTTGGTCTGTTCGGAACTCCGTTCCGAAACATCAACATTCCCCAGTTGGTAAACAGCGTCAACAAGAAGAATTGCACTGTTGAAGTTGAGTTTGAAGTCAACAAGGCACAATACAAAATCATTCGTGGTCTTGTACCAAAGGTGTTTGAGATCTACAAGAATGGGGTGATGATCGAACAAGCTGCCAAGACGAAGGACTACCAGGATATGCTTGAGAACCAGATTCTCAAGATGAACAAAAAGACCTTCATGCAAGTCATCATTCTTGGCAAGTCATCCTTTGTCCCATTCATGGAATTGCCTCCATCGGATCGCCGTCAGGTAATCGAAACGATCCTAGATATTGATGTCTTTTCTTCAATGAACTTGATTCTGAAGGGCAAGCTTTCTCAGATACGGGAGAACATCAAAAGTATCAAGATTGACCTTAAAGTTACGGACGAAAAGATAAAACTGTATGAAACTACGCTCAAAAATTTGCAGTCAAACTTTGAAAAGAACATTGAAGTACTGGACACTAAGATTAAAGAAACGGTTCAGGAAATTGAAGACTCTAGAGGAAAGATTAAGCTTCTAAACAAGCAAATCCTTCAAGAGGGTAAGAAGCTAGAGCAGTACAAGATCACAGACGAAGATCTGGCCGAACTAAGAGAAAAGAAGGCCGATCTTACTGTAAATGTAAATACGCTAAATGAAGAGCTGGAATTCTTTAATTCTAATGAATCTTGCCCCACATGCAAGCAGGCTATCGATAAGAGCCACAAATGCCAGATTACGGACACTAAAAAGGTTAGGCTGTCAAAGCTGGCTACTAATGTGGAAGAGCTTATAAACGCCATTAGTTGGCACGGTACAGCCCTTAAAGAGAAGAAGGCTACAGAGGAGCAGATCAAGGAGCTTGTCCGTGAGGTCAAGTCTATTGAGCGGGAAATGGCTAATCTGGAGAAGGTTAAGGCTGGCTACGAGCAGGATAGAAATTCCATCAGTGAATCTCAAATCAATGAAGTAAAGATTCAGCTTGAATCGGCCAAAAATGAAAGAAAAAGTAAAGAAAATGCTCTATCTTCACTAGAAAAACAACAAAATGATCACGAAATTGTTGTAGATTTATTGAAGGACGGTGGTATAAAAGGAAAGATTGTCAATCACTATCTTCCGATTATAAATAAGTTAGTGAATAAGAATCTCAGTAACATGGGATTCTTCGTAAAGTTCAATCTTGATGAGCAGTTCAACGAAAAGATTGAAAGTCGGCATCGTGACGAGTTTTCGTATCTGAGTTTCAGCGAAGGAGAAAAGATGAGAATCGACATTTCTCTACTCCTGGCTTGGCGGGAAGTTGCAAGAATGAAGAACAGTCTTCACTGCAACCTACTCATCCTTGACGAAGTATTTGACTCGTCATTAGATGCCATCGGAACAGACGAACTCATGAAGTTGCTGAACAACCTGAAGAAGGGTTGCAATGTCTTTGTAATCAGCCACAAGACAGATCAACTCCATGATAAGTTCAAGAGTACGGTTACTCTTGATAAGAAGAACAATTTCAGTAGATTGGTGCAAACATGATGGATTTAAGATTCTTAGGAAAATTTAAGATTGCAAATCCAGATGGTACACTCAAGGTATACAGTGCTGGAGATATAGTAGAAAAAGAAGGCAAGTATTATGTTGCTGCCTTTGAGACTACTGCATTTTCTCCTGAGCACGGCGAAACAAGGGGCTGGCGGCTTCTCAACTCCGCAGGAGTTCATGTCGGAGCTTCCGCCCCCTACGAGCCAGTTGTTGGTCAGAGATGGTTCAATACAACTATTGGTATGTTGTATGAATATGTCTATGATAACAACTCGTATTCTTGGGTAGGTATCTTATGAAAAAACATCCACTTTGGAAAATCATTCGGGCCAGAAAACTCGCAAGATTCTTTAGAAAGAAAAAACTTCGTGATATACGTCATGCCACGAAGAAATTAATGCATGATTTGCGTGACGGAAGCCTTGACTTTTATGACTATTTGCAGGACAATACCTGATTGAAAGGTGAATTTTATATTATGAAAACTACAACTAAACTAACTCTCAGCAAGCCAACAATCCAGATTCTCAAGAACTTTTCGGCTATCAACAGCAATCTATTGATTCGTCCGGGAAACAAGCTTGTTACGATGTCATCCTACAAGAATATCGTGGCAGAAGCCATGGTCGAGGAGACATTTGAACAGGAATTTGGTATCTGGGATCTATCCCAGTTCCTTGGAATTATCTCGCTCTTTGAGCAGCCAGAACTAGAGTTCCACGACAAGTATATGGAAATCTCTAACGAGGCTGGCTCATCGGTCAAGTATTTCTATTGTGAGCCAAAGCTTATTACCAGCTTACCGCCCAAGGCACTCAATATGCCAGCAGCCGTTCTTCAGTTTCCTCTAACTGAGAAAAAGCTTCAGGAACTACAGAAGGCATCTAGCGTTCTTCAGGTTTCTGACATGTCGATCTATGCTGAGGATGGAGAAGTCTTTGCTAAGGTCTGCGACAGCAAGGACAATACAACCAATAGCTATTCGATCAGTCTTGGTTCTACTGAAGACTGCCTAGATTCGGACTACAGTGATGACTTTGAGTTCCGTCTGAAGATGGAAAATCTCAAGCTAATTCCTGGCAGCTATGATGTTCAAGTCGGCAGCAAGGTCATTACTAAGTTCACTTCAAAGAATCTAAACCTCACCTATTGGATTGCTCTGGAATCTGGTAGCAAGACTGGAGAGTAATATGAACGCTGATCAATACCTGTGGGTCGAGAAGTATCGACCCCAGACGCTATCTGATTGCATCTTGACAACTGAACTAAAGTCAACCTTTAGTCAGATGATCAAGAGCGGTGAGTTGCAGAACATGATGTTCGTTGGTAACCCCGGTTGTGGTAAGACCACGGTTGCTAAGGCTCTCTGCAAAGATCTAGGATGCGATTATATCCTTATCAACTGCTCAGAGGATGGCAATATCGATACGCTCCGGACCAAGATCAGAAGCTTTGCCAGCACGGTATCTCTGACTGATTCTAAGAAGGTAGTGATTCTGGACGAGTTCGATTACAGCAATGCCCAGAGCATTCAGCCTGCGTTGCGTGGAGCTATTGAGGAGTTTGCAGCCAACTGCCGATTCATCATGACATGCAACTGGAAGTATCGAATCATTGAGCCTCTGCACTCTCGTTGCACTGAAATTAATTTCAACAGCATGGGAGGAGATGAAAGTCCAAAACTTGCTAACGAAATGTACAAGCGTACATGCAAGATTCTTGATACAGAGAAGATTAAGTACAGTGAAAGATCTGTTCAGCAACTCGTAGTCAAGCACTTTCCAGACTTCCGACGAGTCCTGAACGAACTTCAGCGATACTCTGTCTCTGGCGAGATCGATGTTGGTGTTCTATCCGATGTCAAGGATATCGATGTTGCCAAGCTGATTGCGTGTATGTCCAAGAAGGATTTCAAGGGAGTTCGTGAGTGGATTGTCAAGAATATGGATAACAGTACGGATATCTTCCGTAAGGTCTATGACAATCTATCCGACATGCTTGTTCCTACCAGCATTCCACAGGCCATCACGATCATTGCAGAGTACCAGTATAAGGCTGCTTTCGTCGCTGACCATGAGATCAACATGACCGCCATGATGGTGGAGATTCTAATGAATTGCGAGTTCAAGGGAATCAAGCAATGAATTTAAGTAAGGTACTTGAATCTATCAACTATACGAAGGAAGATGTCCTTGACCCAAATGGCAAGGACTATGTTCCTTTTGTAGTTAACAAGTCTTTATCGTACTTTATGGATACCGTGGCCTATGCCAACGAGATGAACAAGTACCCATTCCTGGACAAGAGAATGCAGTACGATTACCTCAAGGGGTCTATTCGTAAGCGAAAGCGGTTCAGCGGATGGGTCAAGAAGGACAAGAGTGATGTAATTGATGCCATCATCAAGTATTACGATGTCTCTTACCGTAAGGCTTTGGAG